GATTCTTGTGCGCTAGTAATTAGCTTTTTTAATGTTAGTGCGTTAAATTGTTTACTACAATTTTCACAACCATCAGTAGCAACATAAATCAAACACTTAGTATAACTGTTTGGATTATGTAGTTTCTTTTCCATGAAATAAGTAAGACTTGAACCAATAGCATCATATAATGCGGTTTGACCACGTGGAACAAATTGCCTTAGTTCAAGAGGCCGCACATCTTCAATATTTAATGACCTAATTAACATAGTCTCTTCGTGGTCAAATAACTTAATTGACACATTTACACGCTCACCTGGTTTTAAATCTTGTCTAATAATGTCTAATGTTGAATTAATACCACCAACAGTATCTGCTTCTTTGCCACACATAGAACCCGACCGGTCAATAATAGCGACAACTTCTTGAATAAATGATGCCATAATAGTAGTGTTTTAATATAATTTAATAAATTATTTTTAAATCAATTTTTTTTATATATGTTTTATATTTGTATATACTATTATTAATAATGTTTTTTTAAAAAACATGATTTACATTAAATAAAATTGATAATATATACTATAAAAAATATACTATAAAATGCTAAAACAGCAAATGCTAATTGAAAAAACTAATTATGAACCCCATCTTAATATTGAACTATCAACAGGTTCATTTATAGAAAATAAATTTAAAAATATATGTGCACAAACTATTTGTGATGCTTATGCTAATAAAAATTTAATTATTGAATATTTGAAATATAGGACGGCATTAGAACCTCACATATTTAGTGATGTAACATTTGCTATAGAGTTGCCATTCGTTCAAGATTATATTGAACATATAAAACAAGTTAGAATGTCTTGTGACGACATTCCTGTAATAACTTATGTATATAATACATTAATGCGCGAACCAGGAGATAAAGAACTATGTCCGGACGATAAAGCATCGCTAATTCTTGATAAAATACACTGCTTCTTTGATATTGATGAAAACAAATTAGCAAATGAATTAATAGAAGTAATTAGTGAAATTTATTATAATGCATTGTGGTAAAGCATAAAGCATAAAGCATAAAGCATAAAGCATAAATCAAGTTGCTTAAAAAATTGATAATATAAATTTTTTTACTTATTTTATAATAAATATAATAAAATTATAAAAAACAAATGATTAATGATTATTATGCTAATGATGTTTACAATCAATTATTGAAAAACAGTTGTAATTTTATTAATAAAAGTTGCTTAGATATTGGAACAAGAAATGGAGCAAATTGTGAAAATTTAGTAAAAATTGGCGCGTCAAGTGTATTAGGTATTGATATAGATTCTTTGCGTTTTCATGAGATGTGGGTTAATAAAAAAATTACACTTTTGAAGCAAGATTTATTAACAATGGATAATTCTAAACAATTTGATGTAATTACATGCTTCTTATGGAATATGCCTTATTTACAATATAATAATGTAATGGTTAAAATTAAAGAACTATTAAATCCAGATGGATTAGTGTATATAGGTATTGTTGATGAAGTCTATAAATGTGACCCATGCGGACCACGTAGCGTAAATATTCTTGAATTAGTAAAACAACATTTTAATAATACAAGAGTTTTAGATACTAAGTGTATTCAGTGGTTAATTGAAGCCAAAAATCCATTTTATTAAAACTTTACTATTTTTGTTAAATATAACCAAAAGAATATTCCTATAAATGCTTTTGCTAATAAATCAAGCATATTATAACCAATCATTTTAGTTGTTTCACTTGTCTGATAAAATACTCCATATAAAGACCATAGTCCTAAATATAGCCAAAATATCATTTTGGATTGCTTTGTTACTTTAGAGCCAGTCATAAATTGTTTCCAAATTGTTCCGTAAGTTAAAAAGAAAAATATGAACCCTATAAAATTTGCAAATGTTCTATTTAATAAGTTTATTTCTCCAATATATCCAAAACCCAACATTAAAAAATTGAAAAATAAGACGAGTGAAAATGGTAAAAAATGTACATCTACTTTATTTTCGTAACCTAAAACAAGAGATAGTACTAATAACATAAGCGGTGTACTTATTATCCAATCAGAATAGCGCATATCATTTATTTTCTCTATTGGTAACTTTAGTTCAGATTCTGGAGTATTTATTGGTTCAGTGTCTTTTTCTGCTGTTTTTTTAATTTCATTTGTTATTTGTGTTTTTTGCGTTAGCTGTGTTTTTTGTGTTATTTGTGTTTCTTGTGTTAATACACTTTTTTCTTCTGATTTATTTAATAAATCTATAAATACTCCATAAAAATAACCAGCAATAATTGAGATGCAAGTTTCTAAATTCATAATATGGCGAATTTGTGGAATCGGGTTTCTTAATGCTTCAATAAATGTAATTACACCTGTAGTAATCAAAAATACATATGTAAAATAAAAACTATTTTTTACACTAATTATTTGCATTAGAAGTAATACTAATATAGTAAAATAATATTATTATTATTAGAATAATATTATTATTAGAATAATATTATTTGTAAAATTTGTCTTATTTGACTTTAAAAAAAATTATAACAACTATAAATTATAACAACTATTTAATTGGAATATGCTAAACCACCCATACCCGACATAATACGAAGAACGTTGTAGTTAACCGCATATACACGGACTTTGGCGGTATTTACACCTTGAACAGTAGCATTTGATAGCACTAATTGGAGGGTAGCATTATCAATGCGCGAGAAATTGCAGGTGCCAGATGGCTGATGTTCTTCTGGTCTTAGGGCAAAAGAGTAGACATTAATACCGGTGTCTGGGGCACGAGTGTGGTGCTGGAATGGCTGAACTAAGTCAAAATAAGTGCCTTCACGCTCCGAAAAGCGGTCTTGACCGTTAAGCTGTAATTTGGCAACTACAACTGGATTTTCACCCCAGCAATGCATATCTAACGCGGTTTCAGCTAGAACAAAAGTGCCAGCATCAGATACACCCGAGTCGTCATTATTATTTGGTCCTGTAGGACCGTTTGCATTACTTCCCGATAGCGCACCTACCACAGCACCGCCAGAAATTGGACCAATTACTGTTGCTACACCAGTCTGGCTAGTGAAAGTGGTTGCTGTACCTGGTTGACCAGTAGCTGGTAGAAGTTGATTTGCCCACATGTCTTCAAATGCACCAGAAGCATTAATAAATCCATTTGTGCCACTAATATTTGTTCTTGAACCAAACGCATGAACCGCATTTGGTAGAGCGTCTAACGCATCAGTGTAATTGAATGGTTGAGCTCCTAATAATGTATTTAGAGCCGAACCAGCAACTAATGACGCACAATAATCAACATTGGCATCTGGCTGAACAACCCAGATTAGTTCTTTGCATGGATGATTTAAATTCAATTTAATTTTATTGGACGATGAACCAACCGACTCATCACCAGTGAACTGAAGTTGTTCAATTAAATATTCATGTGGATTTTGCGCCATGCGTCTGCGCTCATCTGTATCTAAGAAAATGTAATCAACAAATAGCGAGGCAGCAGCTAACGATTGTTTATACGCATTGTTAACTTTCGCGCCTTGTCCATCTAAACTGGATACAGCCCACAAGCACTCTTCAATATTGCGAATGTCTAAGTTGATTTTAACTTCGTGATATTGTAGCGCAATTAAAGGTAGAGCTAAACCGGGATTACGGCAATACCAGAATTGTAGTGGAATGTATAAAGTGGTTTCTGGTAGCGCTTTGCGTGGAGCGCAAACTTGGCGCACACCATCAGCAGAGCAAGGACCATCAACCGCAGCGAATGTAGGGTCGCATACATATGTTAATTGAGTTGTATTACCAATCATCTTGTAATAACCACGCTCTTGTTCCTTGGATAATGTGAGCTGATTCCAAATGTGCATCCAGTCACCATATTGACGGTCAATACGCTGACCACCAATTTCAACTTCAACTTGCGAAATTAGCTGCTCGCCAGGGAAATCTAACCATCTAGCATATACATTGTCTTTGGGTTCAGATAATGATTGACCAATTTCAGGAAGAGTTAACTGTAAATATGTACGATAGGCCAAATCACCGTTTCTTGAAATGGTGCAAGTAACACGGCGACCAAAATCCGCTTGTCCATTAAATGTTTGTTCAATAGACTCCATCGCGAAGTTGGTATGACGTCTGTATGTAACTTTCCAGAAAGTAATTTGGGGATTTCCTGTCAAATAAACATCTTGTGCGCCATAGGCGACTAATTGCATTAAACCACCAGCCATTTTTTTATAATATTCCTAAAGAAAAAAAATTTTTATAATTAATTTAATTAATTTAATTAATTTAATTAATTAATTAATTGTATTAATTATTTTATTATAAAAAGTTATAATAACTTTTATAACAATATTATAATAAACATTATAATATTATTATAATATAAATAGCTATGAAAAAGGCAACTATTATTAAAACAACATTAGATAGTAAGCATAATGAAATAAGTAATTTATTTAAACAAAATGAGGAAGTAATTATTCCTAAATATTTAAAAAGTATAGA